AGTTGAATATCAAATAACAGAAGAATAAGACTATCCAAATAAAGATAGAAATATATAGAACTGGTAATCTGTCATGGTGAAGTAAGTTTAAATAGTATTAGAAATATACCAATACTAAATGAAATCATTAATATTGCAACTAACATAGTAGTAAAAGTAAACTTCGGATTAATTAGAAACTCACTACATTTAACAAATGCAATAATAAATAGTAATGCTAAAACAGTAATATCGTAATTAGACATAATAGTATAAGTTAGTAAGTGGATAAGATAAAGAGCAAAAGAAGTACAGTAATGTCACTCCTTTATGGGGGAGAAAAGCGAGCTTTGCGAGCGGGACAACTCAAGCTACACAACAATACAATTATTAATAATGGTATTATCAATAATGTTACTTCTGTTATCAGTTGTAATACATAGTATTGTTATTACCGGAATCGCTCGAACTACTATTGTCAAAGACAATGGTAGTGACGCTCTAACAATAACCAACAATTATAATACAATATCAAATACTAGTAGAACTAACAATAGAACTAATAATTCTACTAGTATAAAGATAAACGTTATTGTTTAGTTATAGCTGCATCCAACAGTTGCTATGCCAAACAAATTCTGCATCACCAATTTTCATTCGCCATTCAGAACCATCGTCAGTGTACACTTCGTACTGTCTGCGAAAAGCTTCTTCATTACTAATTGTAGTTACATGTCTGTCTAGCCAAATTATTTTATCCATAATATAATGTATTTAATATAATGTATTTAAATCCTAAGGACTACTACGATAGTAGTAGGAACTTAGAAACAACAACAACCAACAGTAACAATAGACAATATAATATCTAAGTAATAGTAAGGACTATTATAGGGACTATTATAGTGGAAATATGATGATTAGGATTAAAATCCTAACTCCATAAACGAAATGGTTTAGGTAATAGTTGTAACTCCATAAACGAAATGGTTTAGGTAATAGTTGTAACATTGTAGGTAAGAGTAGTGAGTTAGAATGAGGGAGTAGAGGTAGGAGAGGGAGTAGTCCCACTACTTAACCAACTCATCTCTCTTATCTACATCTTCTAACTATTCTTACTCCACTAGTATTATCTCACTCTATTGTCTACTCTACTATCTAGCTTAACGAGGAGCCTTAGCGACCCTTCCGAGCATTGATGTTGTCAATACTAGTAATAGTCTTGATACTATTGATACTATTTGTTGTTATTGGTGTGATTGTGTGAGCTTGCTCCTATTGTCTACGACAATAGTCACCGAGGGAGGAATTTATGCGATATTGTCTGATAGACAATTTCGCCTAATATAATCCTATTACCTATACTTCGCGTGGGCGGACGCACGTGTACCTATTATACGCACGCGTACACGCACGTATATAATAAGGTACGCGCGCAAGTGTTGCCTGACTTTTATATATATA